TGTATATCTTGGTTTGGTTGGGTATCCTTGTTGGTCTATTGGGTAGTCGTCTAAAATAAATGGATTAAATGTTGTGCCTGTTCGTATATAATATTGGGCAAATGGTATACTATATTGTAGAGTATCAGTTGTGTACGACCCACCTGATATTTTTTCCCACTGATAATCAAATTTATTTTGTATGGTTTTATATTCCGCAATATCCCCACCTTGATTTTTTGTCCACTGGAATCTCACGCCAGGATTTAAATTAATTGGTGCCCCAGCTATAACAACATATTCATTAAACTCTACTAAAGCTTCTGGTGCCCCTAATAAAGTTAAAAGAAATTCTATAGATTTTCTTGTTCCTTTTGACTTAAATAAATAAGCGGTATTAAGTAATATTCTTTTATATAATTCAATATCTAATTCTGCTGGTGTTTTGGCTATACTGGTTCCTGAATATTCTGGGGTACTAACCCCTAAAACACTATCTAAGAATGTAGTGTTATTTAATGTACTTGGTGTTGACCAACCTAAAGTTTTTGCAAAATTCTTTATTAATTCATTAGGTATAGTATTTTTGTTATCATACGCCACATTAGTCATATAAGCTATACCATCAACAAAAGTTTTTATGTCGTCAAAACTTCTACCATAAATCTGTAGTGTTTTTTCTATGTGTTGGTTTGTGCCATCAAATTCCTTTAGTTGGGGTGCGGTTAAGAATCTAGAAACTAAATTTGTTTTTTCTCTGTCAATTTCATCCCCTAAATCCGCTAATTTTATTAAATAGTTAGTATACCTATCACTAGTTACATCTATATTTACATTATCTTCTAAAGGCCAAGTTTGTTTTACTTTCCCATAATATTTTACACCATTTGTAGTTTCTTTTACTACTTGGAAAACAGAAGTGTATATCGGGGTTATGTCTCTGTTAAGTAAGAATTTTTCTACATTATTAAAATTATTAAATTCTTCCTGTGTTTGATTTTGTGTTGGCTTTATATAAAAGGTTTCTATTGTTGAGGTTACTATTGTTCCTCCGGTCTCTGGTAGGTTGAATGGGTTACCTTTTACAGTGAATTCTATATAGTCGTTAGTTGTAGTTTGTGGTTTAAATTCTTTAATTCTATATTCTTTTTCCCCGATTTGACCACTAAAACTTAAAGCGTATTTCTTAAATTCAGTAGTTATATTCCTAATTGGGGATACGGTCCCGTCAGCAATACTTAATAAGGTATCTGCGGACACCCCAAAAGTATTAAAATTATTTATTATTTGTTCTTTACTTATATGCCCTGTTAAAAGATTACCATTTACTGTGAATTCAAGATTAAATGGGTTAGAAAGTATATTTACATTTGTTTTAAAGGTAGTTTCTTCAGTACTTAAACTATATAATATATCATAAGCTGTAGTATTACCAGAAACATAGTTGGCATTAACCCCATCTACAAATAATGCTGCGGGAAAAAAATTAACGATGTTTTGAGTGGCTACCGATAAACGTTTTTTTAATGACCCATACAACACAAAACTAGATATTTCACTCATATCATTATTAACAAAAACTTCTAAACTATTACTTGTTAATTTTTGAGCTAACGCTAAACTTTCATTACTTAAAGATTCTAGTGTTATCGGACTAGAAAATGTACCTAAATTATATTGTGGGGGTGTTGGTTGATTATATGAAGGTTGGGTGTAAAAATTCCCCAGGGTCATTTGTTGTGACCCCATGTATTGATTTCCGACTAAAAAATCACTAAATGTATCCCCTCCGTTGTTAGGGGCCGGTGGATATCTAAATCGATTACTAGCCATAATTACTAAAAGTTAGTTATTGTACCAAACGCTTGACTAAAATCAATATTGTTTCCTCTATTTTGTTTTACTTCAAATAATTGTCCATTAAATTGGTCTCTAACTTCATATAGGTCATATTGCATGTATATGTTGTTAGTTCCTGATAAATCATATAGAGTATAAATTCCATTATCGATAGATTTGGCTTGGTTTCCATATAATGCAATGGCAAGTGTCTCGAAATCGTGGTCTACCATTTCTATATCGAGTACGGTTGGATTAAAGTAGGTGTTAGTGATTATGACTGATTGTCCTGGCTGTCCAATAAATGGGATAGCATTGGGGTTATTCGATGGTGCACTAGTAGGTGTTAAGGTACAATACACTAAATTAGTTTTTGCGTTTGTATAAACGTACCTAGGGGATGTTTGACTTGGGTTTGTGTTATTTTGTTCTACGGTTGTGCAGTAAAAGTTAGATGTGACGATTCTATAGAAATTATTTATTTTTGCTCCACTGTCAGCGTCTAAGTACTCTATTCTATAACCAACTAAGTCCATCGGAGAAAATCTATTTCTGAATTGTGCGGGTATACTATTCAAATCAAAGACCAATCCTTTTACATTAGGTAACGATGAAAGTATTCCACAATCTAGAATTGTAGTTCTAATTTCTAGTGGTCTTATATAAACAGTGTATATTCCTTTATTAGAAAAAATTGCTGCGGGAAGCTGTAAATCATAAAGACCACCTAGTATTTCACCTACGGGACCACCAGTTTGTACTCCATTGTGTAATATAGGGGTTAAGACACTAGCGGCGTTTACTTCAAAAACAGAAACTGGTGAACTAGAGTCTCGGTCTGCTTGTTGGTGTACTATTATTTGTACATCTTCTACTTTTACGTCTGCTGGTCTTTTAATTCCGTATGCTCCTAATGCCATCGTCTATGGTTGTTTATCTACTTTATAATAGCCGTATCCATGTAATTCTAAATCACCGGTACTATTTATTTGTCCTAATCTTTGTGGTTTTTCAAATACTGTTATTTTACCCCTTTCAATAAATATATTTGACCTTACTTCTGGTCTTTGGCACACATTCATTAATACCTCTAATTTTGTTAAAGGTAAAATACACCCAGTTACTTTTACTTCGTTTAATGCCATTACTTATTTTATAATAAATATCATAACACTTATTTCTATACTGATTCTGATGTGGTAAAATATTTTTTATAATCTCTTAAATAAATCTCATCATCGTATTTGAATCCTTTGTTTATTCTTTCTATTTGTTTTTGGGATGGAAATTGTAGTCTGGTAACCCACAATCCCTCAATAACTTCCTCATCTATATTCCAATTAGAGACTATTCTACCATCTCTTTTAACATGAGGAGCATAAGCTAACCCTACTTTTTCAAAACTATAAGGTTTACAATTTTTTATCCCTCCTCTATAACAAACTTTATTTAATTCTACATTTTCTCTATTTTGGTAATAAACATCTATATAAAAATCACATTGTTCTAACGCTATTCGTGATAAATCTACCAATGTGTCTCTAATGGATTCTAAAGTATTATCCCCATCATCAATTAAAATAATATCTATATCCCAACTTTTCCAAGTTAAATTACCATTAATATAATTAGGGAAAGAACCAGTTAACAATAAATCAAAATTATTAAAATATGGTTTATTTTCTATTATATTTAACCATTTTTCAAACCTTTTAAGAGTTGGTCTATACAATTTTTTTGTAACTTTAATTGGCCCTACTTCAAATTTAAACGTCTTTCCGAAATCTATTTCTTCTTTTAAACTTTTCATTATGATAAAATTTCTGATTGTGGGTCGGGTGCAATTATTATTTTCTCACACCTACAAGTAACGGTATTCCATACTTGTCCTTTTGGACATCCTTCTATAGGTGGTGTACAAGGGCCCTCCCCTCTAACACACTCACATTTAACCCAATCCCAATAATGACCCCTAGCACAACTTTCTGTTTGTATACAAGGTTCTCCAGTCACCCAATCATCCTCAAAAGGAGGAGGAGGGGGAGGCCCAATGATTATAGGTATACACCTACATTGTGCTTGGTTCCAAACCTGTCCTTTTGGACATTTTTTTGGTATACAACACTTATTTGAGGGTTGTGGTGTCCACCCAATTCCCAACCAAAATTCACAATCACACGGATTCGCATTAGATTGGAGATTTTGGTAGGTCCACGTTCCATTTTTATTAAGTTTCCCACAACACTCTTTACATGGGGTTACTGGGGGAGGACAAGGTGAACTTTGACATTGTGGAAGACTCGTATATGGCCCTGCTGGGTCTGGTGTACATGCCATATTACCAGGATTACCCAGTACTGGTTGGTTTGTACAAGCGTAGTTCATACTAGTTACCCCACCACCACATGGTACACCTAGTGTAGGGCTACAACTAACCCAACCATAGATTATTCCGTTATTCATATTTGTTGAACCGTAATATTCCCAATTCCCATCAGTTGGGTCGATATCGTATATAGAACAAGGAGCTGAAGCTGGAAAACCTGGTCCTTCAAACGGGTCATCGTGGTCAATCCATCCAGGACCAAAATCATTAGGGTCTCCATTAGGTGAACCCATACAACAATAACAACATTCATGTTTTGGGTCGTAAACACACATATTTGGATTAAAGTGTTGGTACGATAATGGGTTGGCCTTCCATGTTAATGGTAATGTAGCTCCCCAAGTAGTTGCCATGTAAGTGTCACAATTATTACAATCAACTGTACTCGGACCACCCTTACATGGGTCACCATTTGTTTGTGCTTTACAATCCATCCATGTTGCACCACCACCTATATTTACACCTATATTTAATGATGGTTGATGTTGGGATTTACATTGAATCTTAGATAGTGGTCCTGAACCTGGTGAAGTGAGTCTTACACAACAATAACAACAACCGTCAGCTGGGTCAGTAACACAGTCATTTTCTACATATGCTGGTAAAAATGTTGAGTACCACATACCTTCATAATCCATTGGTCCGGTTAAATAACCAGCTAAATTAACAGTACAATCTTCACACCCCCATTTACAGTCTGCAACACATAGTGATAAAGCGTTAACTCCTTGATACATCGCACTAGGTGTATTATTCACTACACAATTACAAGTTCCAGGACAATTAATACAATCATAACCTGAATCGGGATTACTAGTTGGGCATTTTGGGTCGCATGGCCACCATACTGGCCCCCTATTTTGTGCATATTGTTCTGCGGTTGATACTGGTAGTGTTGTACCATTATAGAAGAACCCATTTAAGTGATTTTGGTATATTTGACTAGGTGAATAATTCATAATGTCACTACCAATAAAATGACATCCATCAAGTACTAAAACATAACAGCAGTCATCGTAAGGGTCTTTAACCGTATCAAAAAGATTATAATAAGTCCCCGATAACCATAAACCTAAAATATTAGTTGATGATAGTGAGTAAGTTGCGGTAGTTCCAATGATGTAAGTACCATTATGTGCGATGTAAGTAGGTGTTATAGTTCCTTTACTACAATCGTCTTTACAATCACCGGATTGAGTTTCACAACAATTGGTTGGTGTGCCAATACTATTTTGACAATCATATAAAGAAGCGTATGTACCAAATAGTGGATTGCTTACACACTTGCATAATCCATTATTACCTATTTTACAATCCCATCTTGTTTTTCCTGTGTAACAACAATCGTTAACCTGAGCTTCACAATCTGCTTGTGTAGGCCATCCACCTCCAGGAGAAGCGGTTTGTACACATTTACACCCTGTTGGGCTTCCAAAATTAACACATTCCCACTCTTTGGTTCCTCCGGTATAACAACAATTATGGTTGATTGCTGTTTGACAGTCGTGTAAAGTAGCATATTGACTGAATGGGTCACCTAAAACACAATTACAATCTGGTGTACATTTCCATCTATCTGGCATTGTCATACCTGAACAACATGTGGTTGGGTCGTTTTCACAATCAAATAATGCATTTGGGCCTGTGTAAGCTCCAACAGTACCATTAGGTACTAGTACACAATCACAATTATAGTTGTTACCACCTACAGGACCTATAATAGGGATTTGGTCACATACGTATTCAGGGTACTGAACTTCACAACAATTTTTATCATTCCAACAATCCATTTGTGAGGGATATCCAGTTAAAAGATTTGGTACGAATACACAATCACAATCCTTGCGTGAACATTCCCAAGTACCACAACACGGATTAGTGAGTAATAATTGTTGGCAGTCTCCTATGTTATTGAATTCTCCAGTAGGTCCATTAATCAATAGACACGAACAAGGGTCTTGTGTACATGTACATGGGTCTGGTAAAAAGTCCATACATTTCTCTCTCCTATATGACCCCCAAACAGCATTTATTGCTAAACAAACTGAATCAAAATCGTCTGATAAACTAACTATATTACCCGCGTTGTTAGTTACACCTGCACTAGCTAGGTTGGAAATCATGTTAGTCCATGATGGGTATCCGAATGGTATTCCTAGAGCTGAAGCAACACTATTATGTATTTTTATACCACTCCCATCTTGTGCTAGTGGCAAACCATTATGTATACATGCATTGGTGATGCTACCAGCAAATCCACCATAAGGGAATTTTATTGTGTTAACAAGAGTTGTTTGTAAGTATGGTACCCCTGTCGGGTTTCCTATCATTTCTAAAACATCAAAACTAGATAACAGAGTTACGGGTGGTGTTATTAGTGTTTTAGTTGAACAATTGTCTGTGATTGCACCTGGAATACAATCATAGGTTGTTGTACCCACACCCGGTACACAACCAACATCACATGGTACCCACATTAAACTTCCTGTACCACCTCCTGGCCAAACTGGTGTATTCGCAGTTAAGTCATTAAGATATGCTTGATAGTAGAAATAAGGTGGGATAGTCCAGTCTGTTGTATAATCCCACACACAAACATAACAACACTCAGTATTATCAAAAGTATCAATAACAATATCACCTATTGCGTAGGCTTGTCCCGAAACCCAAGGTAAAACACCAAAAGCTGTTGGAACGATTGTAGACCCTAGTACCCATGCTGTACCGTCCCACTCTTGGTACGTTATAGGGCTATTTGCGTGACATTCATAACATTTACAACATGAACCATCATCCCCTAATAAAATTAGTCCAGCAACATGATTTTCACAATCTAACATCGTATTAAATGGGTATGGAGAACATGAAGGTGATACTGGTCCATTAACAAATTGACAGTGACAATCTCCTATAGGTGGAACACATTCCCCACATACAAAATTACATTCTGTAGTACAAGCCGCGGCATTTGTTCCAAAGAAAGTAACACATGGGTTACCATCACTACCATTTGGTGCTGCTCCAATATAGGATAAACACCCATCTATAGCGTGACAACAATATTCAGTTTGTGGTTCTTCACATCTTTTGGACCCTGTTTGAATTATTTGTTGGTCCGAACAGTTTCCTGGTGAAATGCTACTTGGTAAACCAGTACCACAAGACATTGTACCACCAAGACAGGTCAAATCACCCCAATTACAATGTGATGTTGCTGGATTACCACATAATTCACAACCACCTGTCCCTGGAGGTGCACAATCACAACAAAATCTACAATGCTCTTCACATTGTGCTTGTGTGGGGAATCCTTGTCCCACTGGTAAATTACCTAGGGTTACCGCCCAATTATAATTATTAGTAGGGTCTGAAGGACCCCCTACTCCTTGTCCAATAGCTTGTGTTTGGTATGAAATTCCTTGTAACCCAATATATGAACTTGGGCGGCACGCTGAGGACCCTACCGCATCGTACAATCCCGCATCAGCCCCAGCCCAATCACACCACCATTCTTCTACATAATTATTACATAGACAATCCACATTTGCGAGTTCGCAATCCACAGCTGAAGTATAAGTTACTGCTGCTAGGGACATAGGGATAAATTGACAGGTTTGTGCACCTTGAGAATTACATTCCCATGTACACCATTCTTGACAAGCAGATAATGAAGCAAAAGTTCCTCCGGGACCATAAACTGGATAACACCCTACACCACCCAAACATGGATTACCATTTACTTGTGGGCAGTTACAACTATAGTCACATTCCCACGTAGTAGTTCCTGTACCTCCCGTACAACAATCAAACATTCCAGTAGATAGTTGGGTCTCACAGGTTATAAGAGAATCGTATGACCATAAATACCCACTTGGTGCTCCAAGAAATAGTAAAACTACACTGGGTGCAACAGGGGGAAATGTATATGGGTATGGAGAATAACCAAGATAATTAATACCCAAATCAGTATTTAGGATATAATCTTGCAGTACAACACAATTTGAGACTTCTGAAGCTTCAAATCCTGATGGGGGTCCTGGGTCTGCACAATAACAACCTGCTCTACATTGGCCATGATAAAAAGAAAGTGCATTGGAACAATCAGTAGTTAAATAACAATTATTTTCGGTTTCCCACTGAGCTACATTGTATCCTGTGGGTACATTGTACGTACAAGCAGATTGTGTACAACCCGATTCAGTACAAGAATATGTATCTCCACTAACGGTATCACAAGGACCACAAGGGTCTCCAATAACTGGTGTTGGTGTAGATGGGTCAAAAGATGGTAATCTTTCACATGTTTGCCAACAATTTGGTGTTCCGTCAGGGTAAGGTCCATCATCTGGTGGACTAGAGTTACAATCATAAACCCCTCCTGCTCCTGGTGGTAAACCAGTTATATCAATCGGACACATACATATCCAACAACAATCAGGGGTGTTTGCATCTCCATAGGTTACGGTTTCATATATGTTATAAGTGTTATTTACATTAGTCCATGGTCCCATCCAAGTAAATCCAGTAGTAATTGGTATTCCGTTTACGGTTAACCAGTCTTCACACGCACAATTACAAGTTTCTTCTAGTGGTACACAACATGTCATTCCTGTAGTACTCAGTGGGTCTGGACATAAACTATTTACACAATCTATCATATCACAATAAGGTAAACCTGGATGGTCTATAAAACATTGTGCCATCCCAAATAAACCTGAAGCTAGATTTACATATGCTGGTGAACAACAATTTACAAAACCTGGACCTTCTGTATCATCTAAGTCACTTTGCGATACCCAATAACATGGTAGTTGTCCCCCACCACCACTTTGGAGTGCAGGACCTGTAGTGGTGTACGCTGTCCATCCCATGAATGCAGCCTGTGCTGGGTCTGCTTCACAAACCGCACGACAACACTCTGTTGCGTTACAACATTCTTCAAAAGTAGTATACCCTGTTGGGTTTCCTTGAGGGTCGGTAGGTGAACCTGGTGGGTATGTTACTCCTACTTGAGCCATAGCCCACTCACTAGCATAATAAGTACAACCACCTACTTGTGTGCCTACTATAGAAGGACTATTAGAAGGTACATCATCATACACAAAACAATCATATCCCCCAGGACATGTACACGCACTTTGACATTCAATTGATGATGCAAAGGTGGCCATTCCCGCATATGGACCTGATGTCGGTACCCAAGGGTCCGTTCCTGTGTTAGAAACGGGCCAATAAGGACACGTATGTGTACCCGCACTAATAAATGCATAACAAGGAACATTTGCTCCATTTACTTCATTTAAACAATCACATACATAACATTCCGTAGCACAAGAACAAACCATTTCACATTGGGTTAGTCCTGTTGCGTCATAGGTATACGGTGCCATTAGTGTACTTGCTGTTACACATCCTTCACAAGGGATTGGGCAGTCCCAACCACAAGGGGTGTCTCCAACCCCTAACCATTGTGGGTTGGCTGCATAACAATCACCGGAAGTTGCATAACCTGAACCTACATAGACGGGTTTACATCCTTCTTCACAATTATAAACCCACCTAACCCAATCACAACAACCACTATAAGTCCCTGCTGGATTTGTGAACCCTGCATTACAATCACTTAGAGTATAAGGGTCAAAAAACAATTCAAAAGTAAAAGCGGCATAATCAATAAAGCTTGAAAAAGGTGCTGGTGTTGGTGGTAAGGTTTGCATTACCGCATATACATTGTCTATATAGTAGGTTGTTCCATTTAAAGAATCGTCTTGACATGATAATAAACTACAACAATTACCCCCTGCTTGTGGATTACTAGTAGTACATGAGTAAGCCGGTGGTTCACACCACTCTAAACAATCCATTTCATTACCAAAAACTGGTCCTTGGGCTGGGTCTAACGCACTAGGGTCATTATATAAAGGATGTGCTGAAGAAATTTCTGTACACCCAGAACAAGCATATTGTTCATCACAAATCCATCTATCTTCACAACATTGTCCTAGATAAAAATCAGTCATACAATCTTCATAAGCTGTATAACCAATTGTGGTACATGGTCCAACTGTTGTTGTCCCAGTTCCTGGTACTAACTCACAAGTTACTGTAGAACTTGATGATTGTCCTGTTTGAGCTGATACTGGTGGACAAACCCAACTAGAACATCCTATATAATCCCAATATTGGTTATTTGTTAATCCTGATGGGGGTGGTAATGTACCACCGGATAAAGCTCTATAACAATTACCCCATTGACCTAATGTAAATTGGCCGGTAATATATACATTCCCATTACTATAGACTCCTGCGGGACCTACTGGTGTTATAGTTGGGTATGCATTCCAGGTATTTGTTGGGTCATAACAAGGTATTGATGTGTAATCTGGACATGCTTCACATTCTGGTGTACAAGCTTCCCAAACATGTTCTGATGGTTGTCCATTAAACCACCACACACCTTGAATCATATCTGTTGGTTTAATACCGGCCCAAGGGTCTATGGTTCCCCCTGACTGATTAATATCTTTTACTGCCATATAACAACAACATTCTCCCCATGTAGAATCAAATACTATATCACCTTTTATGTAGTTGGTGGTACCAGTCCACTCACCCCAATTAGTGTTAAGCAGTGGGTCAAAACTTATTGGTTCTGCTAGAGTTGTTATTCTATCTATATATTCGTCTTTTGTTTCACAATAAGTACAATCCCCTATTTCACACTTTACACAATCAAACGCACCAAAAGCAAAAGCATCTAACCCACAACTAACAGCTTCGTAAAGAGTAACTCCATTACTAAAGTCATAAAATGTTATTGGTGTATTAGTCCCTATACTAATGGTGTAAGCGGTGTACTGTGTAGTTTCAATAGTAATCATTCCAGTAACCCCTTGTTCTATTTGGTTGGTTAGTGGGTTTATCACTTCCCCCATTAATGGTACCGCCACACCCAGTTGGTATCCTGGGGGTAAATTACCTGTTGATAGTGAAGTGTAACTCTGGAATGCACCTAATAGACTTTGTGTATTCCCTGTAACGTCAAAACAATTACTATTGTTACCACCATAAAATATTGGAGACATTCCACTATATTGTAATATATCTGTACCTGAATCTAAAGGTGAGAAAGGATATGCTCCAAAATATGTATTAGTACCTACTGGTCCACTTGGTCCTATTACGGGGGCATTACTAGGAGCTATTCCTGTGTTGGCAGCTGCATTATAAGTTTGAGCTTGTAATGTATTATATGGCATAAAAGGAACCGATATAACTTGAGAAACTGAGGTTGGTCCCCATTCATTTTCCTGTGTTATGGTAATTCTTCTAGTCCCTACACCAGCATAAGTGTGGGGTGTTGGGTTGGTTAGGGTTGGGAATTGTAGTGTTTCACAACAAGGGTCCCCAAATGAATTTGTACATGGAGGTATAGGACAATTACAATTGCAGTCCCCCCAATCTATAGTATATGGTGAATCTTGATATGTCTTGTAATAACCGAAATCAGTAGTATTAGATACTTGTATTTTGTTACCTACAGCAGTAGTTGCCGTAACTATAAAATTAGAAAAAATGTCTTTTTGTCCCACATTACCATCCCAGATATCATAGTGACCAATATCGTTAAAGTCTTGGTCTAAGAATAAAGGTATTTGGTATAGGTCATTGAAAATAGGTTGTGGACAAAAACAAGATACGGTGTTAGCTGCTAAATGAGCTGTAGTTTGTGTGTTAAGTGGTTGGGATAAGGTGGATTGTGTTAACTGGAACACACTTATTAAGTCATTATAACTTTCACCAGTAAATGTCATTACACCAGCCTGAAATAAGTTTAACCCCGCAAATATCACATAAGGATGTGATTCTACATCTAAACAAAATGGAGATGCTATTGGTGCTACATTACCATATGGTGGGCCGGGTGCATACACTGGCATAGTAGTAGTATCATTTAATAAAACACATGGATTAGTAGTCGAACAAGCAGTTAACTCTGTTGGAAAATTATTCATATCCCCCTGTAAAGCGTTTTGTACTTGACTAAATGTGGAGTTGTACATTGTAAGCCCGGAACAATTGGTGCTCGTATTTATAGGGTAGAAATTCGTCCCTCCAGTACATGGTACTGTGAAGTAAACACTAGGGTTACTTCTTTTTATTCTATATTTGTGGATTTCCATATATTAAGCACTTACATATTCATAAAATTTTATTGGCATCGCGTTGGGTACTTGTAGTGTACCTGGAATCGCACCTGATGGTGTACCTCCTGGTAACCCAGTCCCTCTTGGTGTCCCTCCCCCTATAGCCATAATAGTTTCGTTAAACTGAGTAACCACATACCGATATTTTGGGTTGGTCGTAGATGCGTTACTGGTGTTTATAAATAATTTAACTTTATAGTAAAACCATTCTGGGTAACTTAATATTTCCCCATTAGTAATTTGACTTAATGTGGGTTGTTCATTTATCATGTTACTTACTTTTCCAGTTTTTGCGTTAAAGAATTTACAACTCATATAGAATTCGTCAATTTCTGTTAATTCTCTGTCTTTTAACCACTGGATATAATAATTCTCACTTCTTCCGTGTAAGGGGCCTAAAACACATGTAGGGACATATACCCCATACATAGGTAATAATATACCCGATGCTATCTGAGAAAAATATTCTATAGGGTCTTCAAATTCATCTACGGGCGTTTCCACTCTAATACAATTATTTAATGGCATTATAGTTGTAAACATTATTTTTTGTTCTTTTCTTAATGGTGAGTCATAGAAATCAAACTTAAAAAAACTCCTAGTAAATGCTTTTTTAGGTTTAGCTAAATCCTTATTTAAAAAACCTAAAACATTAAAATTATCTACATAAGAATTAGTTGCAGAATCCCAAAATTCAAATGAGTAGGATATGGTGTTGTTTCCACCACTATAAAGATTAACAACATTATTTTTATGAGCATATCTAGTAGTCTCATAATCTTGTATTACATTTATATTATCTTGTAATTCTACCTCTTCCCAAGTTCTAACTAATTGTTCATTACCTATTTCGTCAAATGTTTGACCTATAGGAATGGTCACACTCCTATCCTTTAATGAAGCTTTTATATTTAATCTATTGACAGCCATCTGTATATTCTGTTAGTATAGTTAATGTTCCAGAGGATAGTGGGATTAATGCGGGCCCAACTGCCTCTATTTTAAATTCTAAATTATGGTATGGGTAGTGTGCATCATTAAGATATGGATAACTAACCCCATTATCCCCATCTTCATAAGTTTCTACCGGTAAAATTTCTCTCCACCTAAATGTTTCCTCTGATAAAGAATAAACAGCGTACTGGGGCGATGTAAACAGACTATCATTATAACTTATATAATTAGAGAATTTTTTTACTGGAATTTTATGGTGGGGGTTATATTTGAATATGGATTCCACAAAATCATATCCAGGTGTTCCACCTACCTTATACATGGTATTTGTATTAAATTTTAAAGAATGACCTATTTCAGAAATTACCCTTTCTTTTAATTCAAAAGGATTATATTCCGCAAAAGCTCCTCTAAATGTAGACCCACTAGGTGGTAGTGGGTCAACACCTAAATTACCATTTTGAGTTAGACTGACTGGGTGTGCTCCATTATCTACAAATGGGTCAACAACACCATTCTTTTTAAAATTCCAACCCCAACCATAACCAGCAGGACTAGAATTACCACCAGAATTCCAATCCCAAATTAAATTTCTGTTGGTGGTTAATATTGTTAAATAAAACTCTGTTAATGGTCTATTAAATTGGTCATAGTAACTATCACTATTGATATTTCTGTTAACATTCCATAAAAATGAGTCGTATGATTGGTATAAGACCGATTTTGTATTGTATGTTGGGGTCCTTTTTGCTGGGAATATCCTTCCTTTCTTATTGTATATTCCTCTTTCAAAAGCTGTTTTGTCAAACGTAAAGTCGTTTGGGTTGGTTATAAGTTTATGTATTTGACAATAGTATTCAGATTTGGTTTCCAACATATTATCTGGATTTGTTACTCTTTTTAATGTACCTACTGGTTCGGTGGGTAAAGAGGTCACATCTAAACCTATAGTTGTAATATTCATTACGTAATCTTCTGAATTTTCTAACCCGTTACCTAGATAATCTATTTTAAAAATCGTTTGGGGTGGGGTAGCATAGGTTGCTGTTACAGACACATCCACTACCAGATTTGCACCACCAAACGTGGTAGCTCCTGATTGTATTTCTATATATTCACCTGGAAGTACACCATGCCTTACAGGTGTGATTATTTGTAATACTTCTTTACCATCAGTAGTTGTGACTCTAGGGGTAAAAGGTATACCATCTCCTGCTAGAAATTGCATTCCAGAAATTGAGGCATAATCAGTATAGTACGTCATAGGTTGTAGAGTATCAGCGTCATGAACATAGGATATATATTGTACCCAATTATCTTGAGATGCTAGTAATGGTTCCCACCCTGCTTTACTTGGATTGATTCCATACCTTCTAGAAGGTATAAAGGTAAATGTTTCCGCTGGTGGTAGGCCTGAACAATAAGTTGGTGGTACCCCTAGCGTTTGGGGACAACCTATATAGTCTGGGATAAAATACATAGATTCCATAAAATCGGTTTCTTGGGTTGTCCCACTTATAATGTTATTAAATAATATGTCTATTTTACCGTATAATCTATATTGTGTTGAGTACTCTCTTTCGAAATCAAATTGGTCCCTAAGATTTAAAACTAGATTCCTATCTCCTTCGTGTATTTGTTTTTGTGTGGAATCTAAATAAGGTTGTAGGCGCAAATCACTGTTTGGGGACCCTGCAAATTTCGATTCCCCCCTTACTATTCGTATATTTTTTTCGTTACTCATTATATTACAGTGTCTGCTAATTCTTCATCGATATATTTCCGTACAAACGTATTGAATGATGTTGCTCCAGGTCTTAACCCAAAATAATAAAATAGTGGTTGTGAGAACACATAAGCATCACTAACAGCGGGTGCACCATTAAGTAACGGATAGTTATTGTTGGCAAAGGAGAATGGTCCGGTAGGTGGTCCTCCCATATACGATTGGAACTCACCGTCATAAACTAATGGTGTACCTATACCATGTAATGCACTACCCTGAGCGGTATTATAATTAATAGATGGTAATATAGACATTAAAGGACCTGGTATACCAAACGCATACCTAAATTCCCCTGTAGTTCCTATCCAATCATTCCATACTGTACCAAACCCACCAATTGGTTGTCCACCTAACATAGCCCCACCCGCAGCATCTAAATGCCATGGGTAAAATGGAACACTTTGACTGGACGCTGATAATTCAAGTGTTACACAATCTATTAAATCTTGTCCATTCATAATGGTTTGAGTTGAGGCTGTAAAGAGTAGAGGTTCCCATAGAAGAATGTGTGTAAATGGGTTTTCGTTACCTAAGTTATTTACATTAAGAGCATTTTGTATGTATGTTCCCGCGGTAAAATTAGGAGATGGGTAAGATAAACCACTAAGTGGTACTATATCATCTGGTGCGGTAGAGAACCCACCAAAACCTAGACCGTTAGGGTAACTACATTCACACGCTGTTGTACCTACATTTGCTTCATACCCAACAACACCTAACATACAGTTTTGCATTAATGCTTGTGAAACATCACCCCCAATTTCATATTCTGGACGTGGGAAGAAGGTAGATAGTGAAGCTCCTCCTTGTTGCATTTTAAGATTATAAGTATCTGAAATAAGTTCTGTTATATCCTGGAATGTCGTACTTCCTATTTGGTCGGTAACAGAACACTCATTAGCATATTTAGGGTCTAAACATATTTGTTGTATACATTGGTTTCTTGAACCCATATCTACCATAGTGGTTGGGAATAAGATATGGCGGTCCATATCTCCTTTGGCATGCATATCGCTGGTAGAATTTCCACCCCCAATCATCCACCAAGGTTTGTAAACCCCGTCAGTATCACCAATAAAATTACCATCACTTGGTCCGATTCCAGTACATTGGAATGGTGTTGACCTATAAAAGAAAGTATGTTCGGTTGGGTGTAGGTATACCAGTTTTTTACAGTATTTGGATTGGGTAGCATATGTATCATTAGCGGGGTCATATTCTACTTTAGCTCTAAATTGGAATTGGTATAGGAATCCACTTACCCAACTATTCTCCCAGAAATAATTCATCACACCGTTACATAAAGCTTGTGCTATTTTTTCTCTTCTAACCCATTCTTTAAGTACTGTAAGATTATAATTAGGCCCAATACACCCAGGGCTAAAGCATATTAATTTAACATAACATCCACCACCCGCAACTCCATCATCTGTACTTCCAGCTGTATTTGGTCCAAAATCAGACCTATACCCATAGTGGTCTGGGCAACACACTCTAGTTTCATCTGTTTGTGCACAACAATCATGTTCCCACTTACCACCAAAATCATCACCCGTAGCCCCATTACCAGGTGGACATTGGGGCACACAACTACCTGGAGGAGACGTTGAGGTTGCTGATGCACTGTCTGGTACTCCACCAGGACAAGGCCATTGACTAGATAAGTAGATTAGTGAATCTGGGACACTCATTATCCCCATAGTTCTACACATACATTTTTCACATTCTGGGTACTTTGTTTGTCTAAGAGTAAATAAAACAAATCCCATTCTAAGTCCAAAATATGAACAATCAGTACCACAACCAAAACAACCTGCACCCGTAATACAAATAGACCCACATTCTTCAGGAGGTGCACCGTTAGGTCCAATGAGACTTTGCATATCTAAAATAGTCCAACCCCATAAAGTAATACGAATACAATATATTGCACACCACAACCAACATAATGCCCACATTATAACTAATATAATAGCTAATATTAAACTTAAAAATATGGCTAAAGTGGATATTAGTATGGTTAAAAACATATAAATCATCCCTAGAAAATCTATTATGAACATCCACAGAAATACCATTAAACTAGGAGCTCTTACTGCACTATTTATCGGAAAGAACATCGCTGTCGTTGCACATTGTTGGTCGGCTTCCGGTAATATATTTTTTATACCCACAAATTGTCTTCGACCACCATGTTTAATATGGTCATGGAATTGTGAGAAGGTGTATACCCTATTAAATGTCATGTCATAGAATACATCTTTTGCCGCTGGTATTAAATTTCTTTGTGCCCATGGGTGATAATCACTATAGTCCACAGAAAATGTATAACTACGTGGGTCTATTCCTGGCCAATCACCATCATTATTTCCTGCCCAAGGGTCATAATATTCTCTAATATTGGGTACTAAGTAACTCCCAATTCTCCTTTGTCTTGCTCCACCTGTTGCTTGTTCTGGTCTTATCCTAAACCTACATCTGGTTCTGGTTGGTACCCCAACACTTGGGTCATCCGATAGGACCATCTCCCCAAATTCATTTGTTACCATATAATCCAAATTCATTGGTATATGCACTAAAAAAGAACCTGTATCATCAATGACTCTACCTCCGTTCGGTAAATAGTATCTTTCTAGTATTGGTACTTCACCCCCTATGGGTGCACCCCAACCTCCACCACCCCATCCAGGGTATGCGTTTGGGTTGTTTTCAAAGAATGGTGTGTATCTTATACAGTCTATTATTCCTGGTTTGGATATTAAACTACAAAGTTCACCCATAGCTGCTTTTGGTCTACAGTTTCTATTGACCGAATCTTTATCCGTATCAGATGCGGTACTACCCATAAACACCGCGTTAGGTTCTAGTTTGAATCCGGTTGCTCCTAAATCAAAATCTACCCTCGTGATTGCGGCTCTACAAAATTCTTCATCCCCCCAAAAAGGTCTAATATCTATAGATTTTTGTTGACTTAGTATTTGAGGTAGACTATCGATTACTGTTTCATCTTTAAACTTTGCCCCGTCAAAATCAGAATCTGCATATCCTTTTATTTTAAAATCTTCTGGCAATAATGAGAAACAACCTATATCACTTACATCAACATCCATTATTATAGTCTGGTCACCCACTGGTACACCATATATCATAAAATCACCTGCCTCATTAGTTTTCACAGTATACTTATAATACTTATCGTACACATATTTAACATCCTGTTGATTTAGAACATCGTTGAGTGTGGGAAATGTACCTACCGTTACATGACAATCAAAATTGGGTTCACTACTAAGGAGATTGTATCTTTTACCATCTTCTGTTACGTCAAAGGGTTCTTTAAATGGATAAAGTTGTTTTATTACTTGGTTTTTTTCATCTTCATCAGTAAGGGGGACGAAGATAGAAACTTTTGCGTTGGGGATACCGAAACCACCATTAGTGATAACCCTACCCACCACAACTCCGAAATCTGCACACATACGAGTGTAAACATCTGTTTGTGTTAAAGAAAGACTAAGAATTTCTAATAAGTCAAAGTCCTGATTCAGGTCGAAGGTTACATTCTTGTCTGTCGCACCTCCAACTCTAATGTCAGTTCTTACTCTAAATGATTTACCCATAGTTTATATTATTATACCCCCATAAAATAATTTATTGCATTTATGGTGCTTATAACATAAATAGTTCCACCATTAAAACTAAAAGTACTCAACATGGGTCTATAGTAAAGATTATTAAAGTACTGGTTTAGTTGGTTTTTTGTATCTAACCGCGATGTCTTGGTTTGGGAAACGAATCTGAAGTATCTCGTTTGGTTGAGCGTAAATGGTATCATCAATTAAACCTATTTGTTTTGTGGTTGCATTGACATAGGGTTGTGTAGTAACTGATTGTGAGTAGTTTCCACCTACTTTATTGAATACTAGGATGTCGGTGAGATTAAGTACTCCTGGTTGTGACATTATAAAGGCTCTTAAACTACCTATTGTTAGGTCTTCTCCTAGTTCCATTTTATCTACAGCAAAATAATCACTTATCTTAGTAATAACATTGGTTACTATCTCTCCTTCATTTGCATTTTTTTCCAAAATAAGGTCAATGGAAAAACCTAAATCTATTACTCTAGCCGCACCCACCATAACATAATCATTTATCATCCTATAATTAGATAAATAATTAGCTATATTATTTTTAAGGGTACTACTAACTAATGAAGTTAATTTACCATCTGGCGTATAAGAAAGTACATTAACATTAACTTTATTTTCTATTTCCGTGACACCCACTTTTGCTGGTGCACCAAATGTCGCAGGCATAGTCCTTAATTTAGAAACATAATCATTAATAGTCACACCTCTATTTTGTGCAGCAAAGTTATATGATATATAATTTCTTATTTCTTCTGGGGACATCTGATTTGCTCCCCCAATAGCAGCTGTAGTATTGGTAACCGCTAAACTACTAATAACGGTTTGGTTTATTTGTTGGCTTGGTCCCCCTACAACAAAGTCTATGTTCCCAATTGAGTTTATTGCACCTGCACCAATATTTGCTGCTTTTCCACCACCTACTCTATACTGTATAAACAATGTGGTGTTAGCTTTAACTGAATTACCTAAAGCTATATTATTTAAAAATTTAGACATATCCAATTTAACCCCTTTAGAAGCAAAATTATCTAGTAAGTCCTGAGAAGTTTGGTTACCACTACCAAATGTTAAATGAAAAAATCCTTGTGGTGTAAATTCAGTAATAAATCTTTGTGGTACTGTTATATATTTACCCACTTTAATCCCTGGTGTATCCGCGGGCATAGATGGGTCCAACACAAATACTTCATTCTGAGCTAAAGCTTCCACCTCATGCCATTTATTAGCTGTTGTTGATAGGAAGTCAGTGTTTGATGGTATTGTTTGGTACCCTAATCCTGGTTTTTGTATAACTGATGTCACACCTATAACATTCTTTTCTGGTAAAAATATTTTATAAAATGGTTTACTATCTGCGTCAGTAATTTCTTTTTTGAATACTTTGGTTATACCATTAACCACCACCTCTCTTTTCACTATGGTATAGTTTTGTGTTATCCCATTTGCGTCCTTGTTGGGTATCTTGGTTTGATTTGGAACTCCTTCTGCATTATACTGAGAGGAGAAGTCACAATCTTCTAGTAATTCAAATACTTGACCGGCTCCTCTAAATTGTGAACCAGCTCTTAACCTGCCTAAATATTTAAAGTCTTCTTTATCACCTAAAACAGGTACTATTATAGACAAATCCACTACAGTTACTGATGGTCGATTTCCTGGTATTTTTAACCCATAAGTTTTTGCTATATTATATAAAGAACTTCTTTCTTGAGCGTATTGTAGTACGGTCTCCTGAAAAGTTCTATCTATTTGGAAATTTAAATTGTCTGCTACCGCCGCATTAAGGTCTAAAAATACAGAATATATAGAAGCGTCATTTGCATTTTTAATTAAATCTGGATAATAAGTATTAGTTAATCTTAATAATTCATTTCTAATACCTAGAAAATCTCTTTCTGTATATGCTATTTTTTTCTCTGCCATCCTATAAATCTATTATAACAAAATCTTTAGTCTCAAATACACCATCTCCTGACGTATAATCAATTCTTACTCTCATAGAATAATTTCTTTGTGCTTCCCCAACAAAACTCATATTACCATCGTCCATAGACGGGTCGTTATTTTGTTCATTAAGTTTTTCTTCTGCCTTTAAATCCTCCAATGTTTTTACCTCCACACTGTTTATGGTTAGATTGGGTATGTATTTATTTACGGCTTCTCTTATCTCTCTTTCAATAGATATTTTAGTTGTCGTATCCATTAATTCAAAAATATATTTATTTAAATTAGTGCCGAAATCTGGTAAAAAATACCTCGAACCTTTAGGTGTAAGCACTAAATGTATAAGGTTAGACCTAACTTCACTATCAGTATCTGTGTTTAGTCCTAGAAAAAATCCTTCTGAACTATCAACAAATGGAAATGTTATACCATATCTTTGTGTGGGCATTTCTTTTTTATAATAAATACTTCAAAAATTGGTTTATTATAGCTTTATCTATTGTGTTAATACTTTATTGTTTTGTTGGTGATTTGGTGTGTAGGGACAGTGCCTACAATTGTTACCACAACAATAACCTCTTTTTTTATGATATTCTTCTGTCATTACCATCCTACCATCTTCCCAATAAAAATCTTTTGGTTGTAGTTTAGGTTTGATGAATTCTCTATAGTATAAGTCTTCTATCCAATCGTCCTTTCTTTTCATTTTAATTTCTATAAGATAATAAATGGTGACTCTAAGGAATCACCATTTACAATAATTTATTTTAACTTTTAGTTTATGTTAATTCAACTTCTTTTTCTTTATCAAGAGATTTTATATCAACATCTATTTCACATTGTCCTCCAGCACATGCTAATTCACCAGTTAAGTTAGTATTGTCATCTAATTCAACAACTTTACTTAAATCAACGTCTTTTAAAGATTTCATCATTTCATTATATTTTTCTTCAGTGATATCTTCAAATGGTGCCTGAGTGTAAGTACCCCCATTATAAGGTAATACAGATAAACCATTATAAGCTTTTCTATTTTCCCACATCCATTCACCAGCTTTATCCCATTCATCTTCTTTTAAACTAATCGTTGCAGATACGTTATGTGAGTTAGACCCATTTCTGTGTCCTGACCTTACCCACTCTATTGCGACTTTTTTAACCCTTTCTAATAAATCAAAAGGTGATTCAGTTCTTAGAATAGAACCTTCAGGAGCTTTTTGTGGTATACTAATTACAGCAGTGTCATGTGGTCTGAAATACTCATCTTCAACTAATTCTGGATGATTAATGTTTAAGTAACTATAAATTGCTTCATTCTTACCAACTCTAACTCTTCTAATATAATAATCATTATGCCAAGCGTGAATACCTGATGATGTTCCTAATGTCAATGATGTTGTTCCTGCAGGTTTTACTGTTGTACATCTTGCGGAAGGATTTATGTCTATTAGTTTGGAAACTCTCGTGTTTTCTCTTTTAACTAAACTAGCGGATTTTTTCATGTCATAGTTTAAAACTTTACCCGAACCAATACCTGTCATTGATACCCCAATAAGAGCGTCCTTTTCAGTTGTTTCTTGCCATATTTCTCTTAGATAGTGGAAAGAAGTATATCCCGCTTGGAGTGTTCCAATAAATGCTGCTGCTTTTACTCTTTCATTTAGGTCATCTTGAGATTCTATATTTGATACATTTACTTCACAAAGATTACAGAATTGGTTTGGTCTTAGAGCAATTTCACAGCAAGGGTTTGTTCCCCAATCTTTATCGTTATTAAGATATATACCAGGTTCTCCTGCTCCTGATAATTCTACTCTTTTCCACAAATCCATAAAGAACTCTCTAGTTATTTTATGTCTCATTAGACATGCTGAATTATTAGCTCTACCTCTTTGTGGGTTGAGTTCCCACCAGTTACCAGCTTTGCATCCAATCATAGCATCGTCATCAGCACTAAACAAACTAATAAGAGCGGCTCTACGAATACCACCGGCCAATACTGCGTCTGCAATATGACAGACGATATCATGTACTTCAATTGTTGTAAGTTGTTCTCCATTTTCTTTTTGATTTAATAGACCTTCTATCTTCACTAAACATTCTTTAAGTGGTTGAGGTCCTGGTGCTTTACCACCCGATGTTATTAATCTAGCTCCTTTAGGTCTAATATCAGAATAATCAAACTCTACTCTACTACCCCCACCATTCATATATGTTTTCATTAAAACTTTAATCGCGTCTGCCCAACCTTCAATTGAATCTCCAATTAAAAATCTTCTAGTTCTTTTTGGGTACGGCTGTGATATTACTGGTAATTTTGCTACATGATGCTTTTGTACCGAGTAACCAACACCTGTACCACCTAATAATAGAAACATTGTTTCACTAAAAGAATCAATATGGTCAATAGGTACATAAGCACAATTGTAAATTCTATTTGGACTAATCTCAATAGGTTTACCACCGAATTGCATACTTCTCATTGATGGTAATACTTTTTTATCGTATACGAACTTATATTTTTGTTCTATTTCTTCTTTTAAATGCGGATATTTTTTTATGTGCATTTTTTTATTTCGGGTAACTAATTCATCCCATGTTTCTCTTCTATTTAGTTCCGGTATATACTTAGCGTACTTCATGTAGACAGTAATATCCGACAGAATCTTATTTGATACTTCCATATTTGTGCTTTTTATTAATTATTTTTATTTATTACTTGTTCTCTTCTTTGTAGAGCTCGGGCAACTCTTTCTCGATTTCTGTTAGTTTTTTCTTCCTCGAAACCAAGGAATGTTTGTGTAGTTTCGGTATCTATTTCTAGTGTCCCATTGTCAAATTTACAATTCTCAAAAATGATACCGTCTTTTCCAAGTCTAGATTTAACAATAGCTATAGTCGCTAATCCCATTTCTTTCTGTTGTAAAGTCTTTGCGACGGATATTATAACATGACCAACTTGAGCTTTTTTAATGGAGCCTCCCATCTGGTCTGTGGTTACCACATCAGAAGATATAGAACTTCTATTCCCTTGGGTTGCTGTCCACCCAGCCATATTTAATTCATGACACATACCTTCGAATTTCCTCATAACTGAACCTTCACCCTTCCATTCATCATTAAATGCTCTATCGGGTAAAATACAATCTATATAGTCTATTAAAATCATATCAATTTTAATACCTTCAGAAATTATTTTTCTTACTTGGTTTTTTATTTGTAACATTGTCATTTCATCTGAAGGTAGTTTTTTAAGTATTAATCTACCACCTGTTTTTTTCATTTCGTCCGCTTTATCTAATACAGTCTCCTTATGTTCTGTTAGTTTATCATTAGGGATGCCTGTCCAACAAGTAAAATGTTTTCTTTGGATGATTTTTGGGTTGTCTTCAAAAAATATTTGTAGAACATTGTAACCCATATTAAATGCTGTATTCGCGAATCTTGTTAACATAGTTGTTTTCCCAACACCTGTCGGTGCTAATACCACCCCTATTTCACCTTTTGCTAAACCCCCATTTAAGATATTATCTAAACCATCCACACCTGTAGGTACTGGGTGTCTATAATCATCTTCAAGTAATTTTTCTAACTCTGTAAAAATTTCGAAACTTCCTATGTCACCCTCACCAATTTTAATAGCATCACGAATATACTCTTCACATTTATCATAACTTTCAAAATCACCTTTTTCCATTATATTTTCTACCTTTCTAATAGCTTTTTTTAATTCTTGTTGTTTACAGAATTTAATGGACTTTTCTTTAATAAATAAATGGTCTTCGAAAGAAGCTTCTTTAATTTCTTTTAACATATCGAAAATATTTTTTCTTGCCATTTCCGAAGAAATTTCTATTCTTGTAAGTTGGTCCAAAGCGTCAAACGAAGGTGCTGTTTGGTATTTTTCATAATACTCTTTAATCAATTGCATAATTAATCTGAAATATTGGTTGTCGAAATATTTAGCGTTAATTGCGTCAATTATTGACTGGAAAAAAGTATTATCTGTTACTATTAGATTAATTAATTTTAACTGAAAGTTATAACCTAAATAACCAAAATTTTTATTGTCTGTCATATTTTTTTATTCTTTTAATAAATACTAGATTAGCTGACCATTAAGTCATAATCTTGGTAGTTGGTTGTAACTTTTCTTTGGGATAGTACTCCAGTCAATTCCCTCAATATATAAGATATTTGTGGTCTTATATCTACGGTGTATCTAACTTTTGGGGGATAGATGTTGGCAGGTGTGATTGTATCGTAAATTACTTTGTTTCCTTTTTTTATAGTTATCGTAAAATACGCGTCTTCTTGACCTTCATCTAAAACATTTTCTCTATAGTTACTTTCTAATAAATATAAAGTTTTAAGCTTTAAGTCATCCACAATATCCGTAACTACACCTTGTACAGCATAATGTAAGTCTATTGAGTTTGTGGCTCTATTGTTAAAGTTTCTAACTGAAAAGAATCTTTGACAAACTATATTATTTCCTAATTTTAATACGAACTCACATTTTTGTGTGTTCTCTCCTTTTTGTTTAATTTTACTCATGTCTTTTATTTTTATAAAAATCTTTTTCTATTCTGGTTAATCTTAAAAATGGTCTCACAAAATCTACCCAAGCATCATCTTTCTTAGGTAAAATATTAAGAATTCCATCTGACATCATCAAGTCCAAAGCGTTTTTCCAATGTCTTCCTTCTGGGTCAATCGCTTCATTTGATAGGTCGTTTATTCCGTTTACGGCATCTTTGGTTAGAAATTGTTCTCCAACACCTATAATTTTATAATTTATTTCTAGTATAGAACTATCATTTTTTTCATTATAAAGTATATTAGGTTGTTTCTGGGTTACCCCTTCTAGTATATTTTGTTCTTTTTTATTGATTTTATCTTTTGCGGTTATGGTATCTAGTATATCTTGTAGACTTACTTTTTCTTCCAATATCTCTGGTTTTATTTTTATAAGTGATTTTATACCCACCATTTTTATACCATATATATTATCAGAAGAGTCACCACATATAGTTTTTGCTACTCTAACATTAAAAGGTGGTAAGTACACCCCATTTAAAGGTACTTTATCACCATCTTTAAATAACTTGTTTAAAGAAATAACATGTACTGACACATTTTCTTTAATCAGTTGGAGTAGGTCTCTATCTGAAGTAAGGATTATAATATCTTCTTCTTGTGATTTTTCACAATAGTGTGCCATACAATCATCTGCCTCACAAAATTTAAAGGTTGATTGTCTAACATAAAGTTCTTCTAGGTATTCTTGTATACGTAATTTCTGTCTCGCATAAGACTGTAGGTCGTCTTCTGATTTTGGTTTTAACCTTCTATTTAATTTATAGTCCGGATAAAATTCCAGTCTTGGTTTGGTGTTTTGTTCACCATCCCAAAAGACTACAATCTTAGTAAGTAAGTACGTATCTATTAGTTTTCTTAAGGTGTTAAGAAAATGGTACAACCCACCTATATGGTCTGTACCATTATACATATTTTTTATACCATGAAAACCAGTATTTAATAAGGAATTTCCGTCAACTAATAATGTTCTTGTCAAAACACATTTTTAAAAGGTTAAACAATTTTTTTACTTTACTATTTC